ATAGGTGTAAAAATGTTGTAATTAAGAGTTTCTAATAAATAACCATTGATACGTAATAGAATATGATGGTACTGAGAATTGGAGTTTACAATCAATTAACAATAATGGTATTGCTAATTTTCAAATTATAGTCACAAGGTATATTAGCAGTATAGGCATGTGTGATACACTCCAATTACAAAAAACTATTATCAGCAATACAAATACAGAAGGATTTATGATAAATAATAATTCATTATTTATTCGTATTAACACCACTAGAGGCATATCAACGCTTGAAACATTTAAAGAATTTTTAGCGAATAAGCATATCTTTATTTTATATGCATTGTCCACGCCAACCGAAATTGACCTCGTTAAGGAAGAAATTACCGCATTTAAAGCATTATCAACATATTATCCAAAAACATATGTTACAGCAGAATCAGAACAATTAAATGCTTATACAATGTTTAGCTATCCTGTATCTATGGAAAAAGGTTGGGAGTATGTAAAACAGCAAATAGGCGATACACGAAAGTATGTGTATGATATGGATTTACAATCAGCAGAAGCCTACGTCAACAGTGAATATGCGGTAGCACTTACGGAATTGGAGGTATGATTATGTTATATAGAACACTATTAAAGCTTAAAGAAAGAAACGGTCTGACAGACGATTTAAAGAATAAGATTGATATTTTCTTTGCAACGGGCAGGATTACAGAGGAACAGTACAATGAGCTGATGGATATTAATAAGGACGAAGAACCGAAAGCGGAAACTAATTACTAAAGAGGGCGTTATCTATCAAGAAATGTAATTATATTATTGGATACGAACACGATTAAAAATGACGGGGACAGAATAACGCGGAAAATAAAGTATAATATCTATAACGAAATGCGTACACGCAAAGGAGAAGAGAATGTGATTCACTATATCTCAGATAATTGGCAACTGATAACATTCGTTGCCACATGCATGATCTACCTCGGAAGACAGGTTATGGCAGCCAGAAAGGGCATCCGGGCATTGCTCAGGGCTGACCTTATCCGGCTGTACAATAAATACCATGATGATCTGGGTTACTGCCCGATCTACGTGAAACAGAGTCTCGAGGAAGAATACAAAGGGTACCACACACTGAAAGGAAACGGCGTTGGAACAAACATGTACAAGGCACTAATGGCACTACCGACAGAAGAACACCAGAAAGGAGAACAGTCATGAGAGATTGGAAGAAATGGGTGAAACTTGCAGGAGTTAGAGCAACCAAGACCATGGCACAGACAGCGGTTGCAATGCTTCCGGCAGCGGCGACTATCACAGCTGTGGACTGGAAAGTGGTCGTAGGAACGGCGGCACTGGCAGGGGTTTCCTCACTGTTGACATCGTTAGCAGGAATGCCGGAAGAAAACAAAAACGAGTAAAGGGAGAGCATCGGCTCTCCTTTTTGAGTACGGAAAGGAGAAATTATGGCAAAAGTAATTTTTAACGATTGGATTCGTGTAGCGTATCAGGAATACAGAAAAGCCGGTATGACACCGGAGGGTGCAGCTGGTATGCTAGGAAACCAGTATGCGGAATCGGCTGGATTTCTAGCGAACCGATTGGAGTTCTTGTGCGTGAAACGGTACAAGGAAAAGGGTAAGGTGTACACAGATGACAGTTATACACAGGCTGTGGACTCTGGCAAGATTTCCCGGGCAGAATTCCTTTCCCCGATGGGAAGACACTACGGCTATGGATTATCCCAGTGGACAACCTCTGACCGGAAAGCAGGACTGTATGATCTGGCAAAGAAAAAGGGCGTGTCTATCGGAGATCCTGCTATGCAGATTGAATACACCGTGTCGGAACTAAAAAAGAAGTTTCCGACTACATTCAAATATCTGTGTTCGGTAACTGACACAAAAAAAGCATCTGACTATGTTTTGGAACACTATGAATCCCCAAAAAACTGGCAAAATCTTAGCACAACCAGAGTGGACTACGCAAAACAGATCTATAGCGAAATGCAGAAGGGAAGCACTATGGGAATTGATAACATTATCGCAAGAGAACGGGAATACGGCAATATGCCATATATGGAAACTGGAAAGAACCACCAGAAGTTTTCGACAATTGTAACAGAAGTTGGTCTGGCAGGATGCCAGGATCAGCCGTGGTGTGCTACCTATCAGTTTGCGATGGAAGTGGAAGAATTTGGAAAAACGGAAGCACTGAAACACTGGAATATGACAGAAAAGAACTACTGCGGATACAGCTGTTTTTCAACAGAAGCCATGTTCCGGGCAGCTGGGAAACTGGGAAGCACTCCACAAGTCGGTGCGTTAGTAATCTTCCGTCAGTCCCACATGGGAAGAGTACTCAGTATAAACAGCAAAAACAAGACCTTCGAGTGTGGCGAGGGCAATACCAGTAACAAGAAATATGAAAGAAACGGTGATTCTTGCGCTGTTAAGACTTATTCTTGGACAGATAGCAAAATCAAATCTTTCTGCTATATTGATTATGGCACGGAAAAAGAAACCGAACCGGCTCAGCCAACAGTGAAACCGGTGACGAAACCGGACACGCCCGTGAAAACTCTTGGAAATGTCGGAAAAGGTCAAAAGTGGCTGAACACTAACTACGGAAGTACTCTGAAAAAATACATGAAAGAACTTCTGGATGTAGATGACAGCTACGGGAAAAAGAGCAGAGCTGCAGCTGTGTGTGTCTGGAAAGATCTGTGTAACCGAAAATACAAAACAAAGCTGGATCCGTCAAACAGTAATTTCCTGTCTTCCTGCAAGAAAGCGGCAAAAAAGGTAGTTATCAAAAAGGGAGCATCCGGCACGTTCGTATACCTGATTGAATTCATCTTGTCAGCGAAAGGTTACTATACAGGAGCGATGGATGCCAGCTTCGGATCCGGTCTGCAGGCTGCGGTCAAGGCGTTTCAGAAAGCAGTCGGTTTGAAAGCTGATGGAATAGTCGGGGCTGAAACTTGGTACAAGTTGTTTAATTGAGTTGTTTAAACTCATTATTCAATTGAAATAAAAGAGGACGATGTTCCAGGCACCGTCCTCCTAAAAGGGGAATTAATCCTTGATCGAATTAACCGCACTTATCATATCATAAAATCGCATATTATACAAATCTTATTTTCTTTTTGTAGTTCCTACCATAGTATATCCATTTTGTTTACCAGAAGCTGCGGTTTTCCCTCTCTCAAGAGCAGCGGAAAGGGAATTTATATCCGGTGCAATCTGTCCTGTTCCAACTAATTCCCCTCGTTCGTGTTCCATAAGATAGTTGTCAAGAACCAACCGGCAGACATTTACTCTTGATTTCATCGTGCAATGATTGTGTGCCGTCAGCATGTTTAACTGTTCATGCCATGAAGAACCGGTATTTCCAAACATGCAGTAGGCTAGTTGAAGAAAATCTCTTTCGGAAAACTGAGTGTTAATATACATGGTAATACATTTCTTGACCGTGTTCAGATCAGATTTATCAATTGACATGGTAAAATCTTTATATTTGTACTCTAATATGTAACTATCCATATTTAATCCTAATGTATCAAACCACTTTTCTAACGTTCGGTATCCTGGTTCACTGATGCCGGATTCCCAATTTTGAATGGTATTTACAGACTTATGTAATGCCTGAGCCATATAACGTTGCGTTTTTCCGGCATCATTTCTCGACTTTGCCAGCATATTCCCAAAAATTTGCGACTTTTCCGCTTCTGATAACATAGAAAATTCCCCCTTTTTATCAAAAACAGACTGAAAAAATTATGTGTGTAATCAACAAAATTTCACCAAATACATATTTGAAATACAGATGTATAATATCTACATCATTAAAAGATGGAGGTAGACAATATGCAGGAGTACTTAACACAGACGATAAGAGATTTCTTTAAATTACGCCCGATAATTGGTGAGAAAGAGTACACTATTCAGATTAGTGCATATCTCCAAACTTTTATACCTAGAGATAAAAATAGTGCATTTAACATTATTCCATTGCAAATGTACCAAAGTGCAACAGAACTGGCAAGAGATATCTGCAAAGTTCTTGAAAAAACGTTCGACAAACCGGAACAAAACCGGAAAGAAACAGTATAGTATTGACAAAATAGAACACACGTTCTATAATTTTTGTATCGCTACTGAGTGTTGTGCTGGATTTTGGGAGGGATTTGTGTGGATGAGAACAACAAGGAAGAGTATTACAAATGTGGAATACTAGAAGCTATAGAAGCAATGAAAAGTGAAAAGTATTTAGAAATGGTTCTTTGGTTTGCAAGAGCATGTTTTCATGAAGAAAAGGAAAAGGAGGCGTAAGCCTCCTTTTTTTAATGTCTGGCAATGAATGCTTCGAAAAAATCTGAAAAAATTCTTTGCCTTTTAGCATCCAGATTGTAATAGCCAATTGCCATTCTTTGGAATACAGGATCATCAGCCAACTTAGCAATCACTTTGAAAAATTCTTCTGACTTATTGTAAATATCCTTATCTTCCAACAAATCAGATTTTAAAATTCCGAAATAATCAGCTATTGCTTGGATCTTACCAGTTTTTGGAAGTATCTTCCCTGTACACCAAGTATTAAATGTTGTCGGTGAAAAACCAATTGCTTCTGCTACTTCTTTTTGTGCTTTTCCACTGTTTGCAATGTAGTAGTTAAGGTTTTTCGCGAAGATCCTTATCTGTTCCTCTTCTGTCATTTTCTAGTTCCTCCTTTCGAAAATTATAATAGCATATAATCCTAAAAAATCCAATAGAAATCATAAAAAATTAAATTTATATATTGACAATCATAAAAAATAGGATTAGAATACAATTACAAAATACAGGAAAGGAGAGAAAACAGGATGTTTGAAACAAAGATTCCAAGAATTTCAATCGCAGCTTGCAGAGTAAACGCAAAGATGAATCAGAGAGAATTCGCTGATAAAATAGGCATTTCACTGGCTACAGTGACAAACTGGGAGCTTGGAAAAACAGAACCGGATCTCAGTCAATTGAGAGCAATCAGTGAGCTTTCCGGAATCCCTATGGATTTTATTTTTGTGGAAAGAGAATCCTAAAAATAGGATTTTAAAATTAAAAAAGGAAAGGAGAATGCATGAACGAAATCCAAATTTTCAACAATAAAGAGTTCGGAAATATACGAACTGTAAATATTGATGGAGAACCTTGGTTTGTCGGTAAAGACGTGGCTAATGCACTCGGGTATAGCAATAATCGAAAAGCTATAAGTGATCACGTTGGAGAAGAAGATAAAAGGGATGGGGTAACGATTCGTGACTCCATCGGAAGAGAACAAAATCCAATACTTATCAACGAATCCGGTATGTACTCATTAATCTTCGGAAGTAAGTTAGAATCGGCAAAACGGTTTAAACACTGGGTTACATCAGAAGTACTTCCGGCAATCAGAAAGACGGGTAGCTACCAGTCAGTACCACAAGGGAAAGAACTTCTTGCTTTAGCGGTTTTGGAAGCACAGAAGACTATTGAAGAACAGAACCACAAAATAAAGGAAATGCAGCCGAAAGCAATTTTCGCTGATGCCGTCTCAGCCAGTGAAACATCAATCCTTGTCGGTGACTTGGCAAAGTTGATTTGCCAGAATGGTTACCAGATCGGACAAAAACGGTTGTTTGAATGGCTGAGACAGAATGGTTATCTGATGAAATGTGGTTCGTCAAGAAACATGCCAACACAAAGATACCTTGAACAGGGATTGTTTGAGGTGAAAGAAAGCAACGTACAGAATCCGGATGGTTCTATCAGAATCACACGGACGACCAAAATTACCGGTCGTGGACAACTGTACTTTGTGAATAAATTTTTAGGGAGGAAAGAAGAATGAGAAAATTTAAAGTTGGGGAAGAAGTAACCGTTAGAACATGGGAAGATATGAAGAAACAGTATGGTATGAAAATTATTACGCCGGAAATTCCGAAAGAAACATTTTTCGGATCTATTCCGAAAGAAATGTTCTCTGTGGAGTTTATTTTGGTACCGAAAAAAGCGGTACCAGATATTATGCAGCCTTATTGCGGAAGGAAAATGAAAATTTCTGCTAATCCAGCACCGGATGTTTATGTTCTGGATGGTGCAGAACCTTTTGAATGGCTAGCAGAAGCATTTGAAGAATTTTGGAAAGAGGAAGAAGAGCCGGAAAGTACGGAAGTAGAAAAAGAGAAAGTGGATATGCCGAAGCTGGAAAACGGTATGGTGGTTGAATTAAGGAGTGAAAAACGGTTTTTAGTTGCTGAATTCTTCGGAGAACAATTTTTACTTTCCAATAAATGGTGGTGCGACCTTAATGATATGAATTTAAAAACAGGAAAAAGCAGTATTGATTCAATATTCGATATTGTAAAAGTAATCAAACCGTATTGCCCTAATTATCTGAAAGCTATAAAACGTTCTGAGCGTATCATCTGGGAGGCTGAATGAGTCCGGGGAAACGGCTGACACTGGAGCAAAAGAAATGCGTGTCAGCACATTACCTGAATCCAAAAGAATGGATGCTGAAAGAAGAGACAGAGTTCTATTTGAAAATCATCCACAAAATCACTAGATACGTAAAGATTATAGATAAATTCAGGAGGTAACATGAGAGGGTTAAATGCAGATCAGAAAATGATCGTTTCCACAGCAAATATGAATCCTGAAGAATGGAGAGCAGTTCATCAGGATGCATTGTATCTCCATTTAATAAGAAGAGATGGAACGAAAAGAGTCATTCTGACAAATAAAGGGGAGGTTGTGGCACTTGTATGAATTAGACAACGACTGGGGATCGGATGACGAAGAAGAAAGAATCTACTGCGATAGCTGCTGTGAAGAAATCCACCACGGGAATGTATATTACGAGATCAACAACGAAAAGTTGTGTCCGGAGTGTATGAGAGATGAATATAGGAGGTTGGCTTAAATGGCACAAATCATAATGGTATTCGGTAAACTGGAAATTCCATACGGAACGTACAGATTTAGTACTGATGCAGAAAAAAACAGGGTCAATGAACTGGCAATAAAAATCGGTGAAGAAAGAGAGTGCCAGACATTTGTAAGGGAGTTGTGATATGGCAGGAGTAAAGATACCACAAAGTGAGTACCGGTCCCATCCGGCAATCAGCAAATCAGACCTGTTCAAGATCACGAAATCGCCATTGCATTTTAAATGGGCGATGGAGAATAGAGAACGTGAAACACCTTCGCTGATTTTTGGGAGAGCGTGTCATAAATACGTTCTTGAAAAAGAAAGTTTTTACGAAGAGTTCGCTGTAATGCCGGATATTAATCGGCGAACAAAAGCCGGAAAAGAAGAATATGAAGCATTCTTGTCAGAAAACACAGGAAAAGATGTAATCTCAAAGGATGAATTTGAAAAAATTATGATAACGGCAGCAGTTGTTCACGAAAACAAGTTCGCCGACAGGTTATTACAGGGAGAACACGAACTCTCTTTCTTTTGGACAGACGAGGCAACGGGAGAAGAGTGCAAGTGCCGACCGGACGACATTGTAGTGATCGGAGATCAACACATTTTGGTTGATTACAAGACTACCGACAATGCAGAAACAGAAGCATTCCGGTCATCAGCTATTAAATATGGATATGATCTGCAAGCCGGTATGTATCTTGAGGGGTACAAAGCGAACACCGGTCAGGATGCAATCTTCCTGTTTATCGCACAGGAAAAGAAAGAGCCGTATGCAATCAATATTTTGCAAGCGGATGAATTCATGGTGAAAGAGGGAAAACAGTTATTCCATGACCTGATGGACATTTACCATGAGTGCAAGGTAGCAGACAACTGGTACGGCTACATGGGTGAATCTGGAGATATTCAGAATCTCGGATTGCCGAAGTGGTTACAGAAAGAATTTGAGTAGGAGGAAAGAAAATGACAAACGAAATTGTTGAATTCAACAAAATGACACCGGTATATGGAGATGTGAACCAGGGAGCTGTGGCTATCGAATCAAGCCGGGCAATTACAGAAGCGCAAGGAAAACTGTTACTGGCAAAACAGTTTCCACGAAACTATACAGCTTGTTATGCAGCTGCGGTTCAGGCTTGCCAGAGAAAAGGATTTGCTGAGAAAGCATTTTTTAGTTACCCGAGAGGAAAAGAAACAGTAAACGGAGTAACCATTAGATTTGCTGAGGAGATGAGTCGCTGCTACGGCAACATGGACTACGGAATTAAGGAACTGTCTCATGAAGAAGGAAGATCTGAAATGCAAGCGTATGCATGGGATCTGGAAACAAACACGGTTTCAAGTCAGAATTTCACAGTTGAACATGTGAGAGAAACAAAGTATGGAACCAACAAGCTGACATCACAGAGAGATATCTATGAAAAGACGGCAAACGAGGGTGCGAGAAGACTTCGAAGCAGGATTTTGGCTATTCTTCCACCAGATTTGGTTGAAGACTGCATCAAAGAGTGCAAGAAAACGCTTGCCGGTGGAAATGACATGCCACTTGCAGACCGTATCAAGCAGTTGGTTGTCTACTTCCAGAAGAAAGGTGTCACTCAGGAGATGCTTGAAAAACGTCTGAATCACAAGGTAGAAGCAATGTCACCGGAAGAAGTTTCTGATTACATTGGCATCTATAACGGTATTAATCAGAAAGAAACCACCGTCTCTGACTGGTTTGAGCAGCCGAAGACAGCGAGCCAGATTTCCGAACTGATGAAAGCTGAGGAAGAAGAGAAAGAAAAAGGTGATAAGAAGTGAAATACCATGTGACTGTAAAAGGGTTTAAGAGCGGTTTAAATGAACTTCTTTCTGGGAAGATTTACGATTATCGGACGAAGAAATATAGAAATCCGGTAAAAAACAGAAACGATGCACTGTGTGCGAAATTCATTAAGTTGAGTAAAGAGTTGAATGGTATTCAAATTTGTAAACCTGTAATTATCCATTATGCATTTTTTGTAGAAAATAAGATGCATGATCGCATGAACACGGCATCAGCTTTTATCAAATCATTCGAGGATGCCCTACAGAAATGTAAAGTTATCCGAAATGATGGCTATGATGATGTGTTGACTCCTACTCTTGAATTTGTGATTGATAAACAAAACCCAAGAGTAGAAGTGATAATCGAGGAGGTAGAAGAAAATGAATAAAGTTATTTTATTAGGTCGATTAGTAAGAGAACCAGAAACCAGATACGGCGGTACAAACGATAGCATGGTGGTATGCAGATACACACTGGCGGTTGACAAAAAATTTAAGAAAGACGGTGAAGCTACAGCGGATTTTATTAACTGCATATCATTTGGGAAAATTGCTGAATTTGCCGAGAAATACTTCACAAAAGGTTTGAGAGTCGCTGTCTCAGGAAGAATCCAGACAGGAAGCTATACAAACAGAGATGGTCAGAAAGTCTATACCACAGATGTTGTTGTCGAGGAACATGAGATTGCACAAAGTAGATCAGAAGCAAGTAATCAGCAGGATAGTAATAGGCAGCCGGAAATTTCACCGTATGGTAAAGATAAAGACAATGGATTTATGAACATTCCGGACGGCATAGACGATGAACTTCCATTCAATTAGGAGGCGGTTACATGGTAAAGAATATCATAATTTCCATCTTGGCAGCAGTTATTATACAGCCGTTCTGGAAATATGCGTATTTGCCAAAAGATATATTTTGCACATTCTTGATAAGTTTCTTGTGCGTATTCTTTGCTGTGGATAATTTGGAAGAATTCTTGAAAGGGGTGAACAAAATGACAGGATGGGTAAAAATTCACAGACAGATTATGGATCACTGGTTATGGAAAGAACAACCGTATGATAAAGCAAGGGCTTTCATGGATCTTGTTCTTAATGCGAACAGAGAGGACAAAAAGAAAGTGATCGGCAACAATGTTTTTATGATCTACCGTGGAAGTTTGTTTACTACTTCAAACGAACTGGCAGAACGTTGGGGATGGAGTCGCGGAAAGGTTCAGAGGTTTCTTGAGTTGTTGAAAAGGAACGATATGATCCAGATTTCGGTAATGCCAGAGGGAACCGTTATTTCTGTTTTGAATTATTCAAAATATCAAGGAAACGGGAGAAAGAAAAAGGAAGAGCAGCAATTCAGTGGGTGGATGGAAGCATGACGAGAGATGAGACAAAAAAAATCCTTATGGCAATACAGTCCGTTTTTCCGAATTTTCATATTGAAAATAAGACGTTTACGCTGGATACCTGGAATATGATCTTACAGGACTTTAGATATTCGGATGTGGAAATGGCTTTGATAGCTTATGTCAGGACGGAAACCAGGGGGTTTGCCCCGTCTCCTGGACAACTGATTGAGAAAATCAATCTAATAACTCGTCCAAAAGAATTGAATGAGCAAGAGGCGTATTCAATAGTTCAACAAGCTGTCAACAGAAGTGGGTTGAATTACATGGAAGAATTTGAAAAGTTACCGAATTTAATTCAGAAAACTGTGGGGCGTCCAAGTCAACTGAGAGACTGGGCACTTGAAGAAAATCCGAATCATGAAGTCAGAGCATCGAATTTCATGAGAAATTACAGGACGGAAATGGAAAGGCAGAAAGAAATTCAGAAACTTCCGGATGGAATAAAAGAACTTATCCGACAGGTGAACAAAAACTCTGAATCAGAAAGACTGGAAAGTGTAAATAAGAGGATGATAGATAAAAGCAAAGAAGATCAAAAGATAGTAAATTTTCTTGAAACATCTGTCGATAAAACGAGAATGCCTGAAAAGTTAAGAAAAAAAGTGGAGGAATTAAGAAATGGATAAATTTGTTAGAGGATACAAAGTCTTCAATGAGGACTGGACATGTAGTCCTGGTGGAAATACAAAGCAATACACTTGTCCTGGGAAATTCGAAGAAGATATAACACCGGTAAGATGCGGACGTGGGATGCACTTTTGCAGAAAAGCAGAAGACTGTTTTAATTACTATAATTTCAATCCGAAAAATAAAGTGGCAGAAGTTATTGCGTATGGGGACATTGTAGAAGTGGGCGATAAGCGTTGCACAAATAAGTTAGAAATCGTAAGAGAGATTCCGTGGCAGGAGCTTCTGACTATAGTAAATACCGGAAAAGATTGCACAGGACTCAGGAACACCGGGGACAGGAACACCGGGGACAGGAACAAATCTTCTTGTAATACTGGTTGCTTTAATACAGAAGAACAGAAGATTATGTTATTCAATAAACCGTCAAATATGGCTTATAACGATTGGCTTAGATCGGATGCAAGATATTTACTGAATCATATACCCAAAGATGTTGTTGAATGGGTATACGAAAAATATATGACTGATGAAGAAAAGGCAGCGCATCCAACTTATGAAACAACAGGCGGTTATCTCAGAGTGCTTGATGAATCTGAATGTGCACAAATTTGGTGGGACGGACTGTCGGAAACTGATAAATCCACAATAAAAGCGATACCAAATTTTAACGGTGAGATTTTCGAAGAATGCACCGGCATTAAAATCTGGGAGATTGGCGAGTGACTGAACAAGAAAAGGAAGATCAGGAGCAGATTGAATACCTGAGAAAATGGAAAGAAAAGAGGGAGAAGAAGCGTGAACACAGACGAAAAGTTAAATTATATGATCGGCTGTTTGCAGGTCGCAAAAGACGAGATGGATCACATGGCTGAATGTGTCGGACTGGAACCAGAAGATTACAAAGATTCTGAACGGCGTGAAAAATAATGGAATTACATCAAATGTACCGGTATGCCGAACAAGTCACTGGTAACTGACAACCTGCGGAATATCGCGAGAATTGCGTTCAAGCTGGCAAGGGAGATAGAGCATGGACGATGAAGAGGATCTGTCACTGGAACATGACTGGGAATGTGACAAAAAGTGTAATACCTGCGAAATGCGGGAACTGTGTGAAAAATTAGAAGAAAAAGAATAGGAAAGGAGACGGAGCTCCGGCCGGGCAAAGATATATCGGCTCCTTTCGAAAAATGGAACAAAGAGGAAAAAGATTAAAATGTGAGATCTATATAATTCGTGGAAACTCTGGAAGAAGGCAAGATTGGGGGATGTGATAGTGAAATTTATAGACTGGTTCGCCGGAATAGGTGGTTTCCGAAGAGGAATGGAACTTGCCGGACATGAATGCGTTGGTTTTTGCGAGTTTGATAAGTTCGCTACAGCAAGTTATATTTCCATGCATCTTCTGACGGACGAACAAAGAAAGAAACTGGATGAATTACCGCAGAAGAAAAGGCAGAAGGAGATTTTAAAAGATGAATACAGAAATGGAGAATGGTACGCAAATGACGTTAGAAGAGTATGTGCCGATGATATCCCAAAATCAGACTGTTGGTGCTTCGGATTCCCATGCCAAGACATCTCAGTTGCCGGAAAGCAACTTGGATTTCAAGGAAACCGTTCGAGCTTGTTTTTCAGAGCTATGTACCTTATCGGACAGCTCAAAGAAGAAGATAAACCCACTTACCTTTTCATTGAGAACGTTAAGAATTTGCTTAGTGTTAATGGAGGATGGGATTTCGCCAGATTGCTCATTGAAATGGAGCAGGGGGGGTATGATGCAGAATGGCAAGTGCTCAACTCCAAAGATTTCGGAGTGCCACAAAACAGAGAAAGGTGCTTCGTTATCGGACATCTTAGAGGCAGAGGTTCCACAGAAGTATTTCCTGTCGAAAGAGCAGACGGAGAAAATCGTGTTCAAATAATTGGCCATAAAGATGGATATAGAAGAAACACTCAAGTGTTTGCATCTAATGGGATTACAGAAACCCTTGATACTGGCCAAGGTGGTGGGCGTGGTCAGCATGTCGCACTACCGTGTTTTATAGATTTATACACCAGTGGAACAGAAACAACTAATGTTTGCAGATGCTTGCAAGCGAGATATCACAAAGGAGTGGGAACGTATAAAGCACAAAATAGTGGAGTGGCAATTCCAGTTCTTACACCTGATCGAGCAGAAAAAAGACAGAATGGACGGAGATTCAAAGAAGATGGTGAGCCGATGTTTACGCTTACTGGACAGGATAGACATGGAGTAGGAATAGAGCCGCTCGGAGTGCTACGGAATGTTCGTAGTGATTACGGAAAAGAAATCCGCAAAGATTATGAAGCTGGAAACATCAAAATCTCCAGACATGAACTCCTCGAAAGTGAAGTCAGAGATGATGGGGTAGTGAACACATTATCAACAGTGCAAAAAGATAACCAACTTGTAGTTAAAGTAGACGAAGCAACAAAACATGGTTATTCAGAGTGCAGAGTAGGTGTCGATAGCGTAATTTTATCTGTTCCGGGGAGCAAAACCAGAAGAGGAAGAGTAGGACATGATCTTGCGAATACGCTTGATACCAGTTGCAATCAAGGAATTTTTGTACAGGTATCAGATGATTTGATTGTGTATGCTGTCTGGTATGAAAAATATCAGTGTTATATAGTGATACGAAGACTAACACCAAAAGAATGTTTCCGGCTACAAGGTTGGACGGACGATTATTTTGAAAAAGCACAGTTTGTAAATTCTGACAGCCAGTTGTATAAGCAAGCTGGAAATGGAGTAACTGTGAATGTGATTGAAGAAATCGCAAGAAACATGAAAATTGAAGAGGATACAGATTGATGATTAGAAGAAAGGAATAACACTTATCCTATAGGAGTTGAGGTAAAAAAATGACAGAGCAGGAGAAACAAGAAATCATTGCGGAAGTAGAGAAAAACGTAATGGAAGAAGTCAGCCGACGCGGCAAAGAAGAGAGCGCGAAAGTCCTTAAGGTACCACGCGAAAAATGGTACGGGGATCGCGTTTCACGGTTTGATCCGTTAAGAGACCCACTGATGCAGGATGTTTTTGACAGCCCGTACATGGCATGGGATGCATGGGAGCATATCCGGCGGCTTACCTGCCTTGTGTGTGGAAGTAGATATGTGCGGCAGCTGGAAGGAGATCCGAACGCTGAGAAAGTGTGCGAGGAAATCTGTCAGAAAATCTATGATCTGAGGATGGAGATTACAAAGAATGAGAGTAGCACTGATTGATGTAGACGGTCACAACTTCCCAAGTCTTCCGTTGATGAAACTGTCAGCACATCATAAACAGCTTGGAGATACCGTTGAATGGTACGATCCGTTGACAGCGTGGATGAAACCGCCGGACTTTTGATATTATGATTCATTGTAAAACAGAAGAAGAACAGAAAAAGATTTTGGATATGTTAGAAAGACGGTAATGGGTAGCGTGTACTGGACAAGTTCCAGAAAAGGGTAAGGAAGTGCTTGCATGTGATAAATACGGTGAAATGCTTATCGGTTGGATTCGCGAAGATGCCGAGACAGGATTTGCAGCCGAGAGCGATGACACGACTATGTATGACTGTGTGGCTTGGATGCCATTACCGGAAAGTTACGAGGCGAAAAATGAATAGAAAAGAAATAACAAAATTTCTGTCACAAGTATTGGAACACAGCGTTTTAAACAGTTTCGGGAAACATTATGCGAAAGAGGTGAGCGTTGATCCGTGGGGATCAAATGCAAAAAGAGTAGATTATATGTTGTTTTCTCTAAACAACCAAATGTCTGTATCTGGGATAGAAAAAGGAATATTCACGTGCTATGAAGTTAAAAGCTGCAAAGAAGATGTTTACAGCGGAAACGGGTTGAATTTTTACGGTGAGAAGAATTACATAGTGACCACGATGGAATGTTACAAAGACATATTGCCAGATCTACGAAGCGGAAAATTTGACAGACATTTGCACAAATGTAATCCAGAATCATCCGATTACTGGGGAATTATGGTGGCAGTACCGTATATGAGAGAACTGGAGGATGAATTCCAGGAGCCGACTTCTATTGATGTAAATGTAAGAACATGGGTAATGAGAGTGGTAAAACCTTGTAGAACCGGTCCGAGAAAACGGTCCATGACAGAATTACTTTTTTGTATGTTAAGGAGCGGAAGATAAATGAAGGAGAAAGAATAAGTAACTGAAAACACAATTAAATGTGAGTAAACGTACTCGAAGATGCTCAAAATCCAGAGTATTAGTTGGTAACTTAAAACCACTGAAATCGCAGGAAAGATAAGCCAGTACAAGTTGAAATAGTCTTGTTAACTATAGGATAGAACCTTGATGGTAGTGATTGAGTAATGGTAGAAACCTACGAAAACCAAGTAGTAAAAATATTAAGAAAGGAAAAGCTATTTAGATGAAAACCTATATCTAATCAATGAAAAAGAATTTATAGGTATGTACCGATGGCTTAGTCGGGAATTTACGACTGTGGAGTGTACATGAACTTGTGAGTAGCGTATTGTTTACAATCGCCAAAGCATACACGTTGAAACAGTAACTACAAATCGTGAGGTTGTAGCGAATCATCTAGCATATACACATTTGTATATGTTTTTAGTAGCAGGTGTGATATGAGGACTTGCAAAGAGCAATGTACATTCGGACTCGAATACGATCAGTGCTGCATAAAGTGTGAAAGATATCCGGAATGCCCGGCGATATGCGATTCTTTAGATGAATATGAATTTACAGAAAACTGCCCAAGTTACATAAAAGAAAAGGATGGTGAAGAAAAGTGAGAATCATTAGTCAGGATGGAGAGTTTGATTTACCTTACGAGGAAACAACGATTAAGGCTTTTAATGACGGAGAGGTAGCTGCATTCGCGTTAAATGATTTGGGAGGTAGCGATTGTATTTTAATGGCGAAATATTCTACCAAAGAAAAAGCAATGGAAGCTATGAAAATGTGCCGGGAGAAATACGGACAATGTAAAGCGAATGAGATACTTCTTACTGGTACGGGATCATGTTTTTACTGTCATCCGATAGATTTTGAAAACGTGGCAAAAACTAACGTCTTCCAATTTCCACAGGACGAGGAGGTAAAAAGCATGAAGAATAAGTTACTCAGCAAAGAAAACGGTGAAAAAAGCGAGGATAAAAAATGAGTAAAGCGAAGAAGTGTGACAGATGCGGTAAGTTCTACGAGAAAAATGTGGTGATGAAATCGAAAGGTTCAGTTCTTGGAAGTACCATTGGAGGAATCAATACAGCGACAAAAGAAGGAAAAACAGATGAACACTTCGACCTGTGCGATGATTGCATTAAGAAGCTGGGTGAGTGGATTAAAAAACAGAATTTGGACAGTAGGTGGATCCCCGTTAGTGTAAGATATCCAGACAACGCAAGAGAAGTATTGGTAACCATAAAGCGAACCGAAAACGGAAAATCCAGATATATGATAGATAAAGCAAAGTGTATCCATGACATATACACGGATAGAACAGTGTGGGATTCCTATGATTATGGAGCTATAGGAATTTCAAACGCAAAACATATGGAAGTTACCGCATGGATTGAATTGCCGGAACCGTATATGGGAGAATAGCAGGAAGAATAATGGTATCAAATCAGATTATTGAGGTCTTAAATGAGATCTGCAACAAATTCGGTCTGGCAATCGACTGGACGAGCAAGAATGTACAGCCGTATTTGCAAGAGCTGATAGCAAAATGCGTGGCGTATAAATTTGCAACCAGCATCATGTGGCTGATATTCGGAATTCTTGTTTGCACTATAGGAGGTGTGCTTGCAAAAATGGCAGTTGGTAGTTGGAAGAAATACAACGAAGAAGGACCAATATCCGATTACGAGATGTACTGTGCAATTCAAGGTATTGCAAGCGGCATCCTTCTCACTGTTGGAATTGTTATGGTTGTATGCAACATTACCACAATGATCGCTTGTAAGACGTTCCCGGAAAAAGTGGTTCTGGATATGATAACACAATACATGAAAGGTTAGCAACATGGTGGCAATGATAACATTAGCCGGAATGCTGCAATGGAGAATGCTGAGAAATGAATGGGAGGAAGCGTGATGAGACTGATTGATGCAGATGAATTTATCAAGAAATTTAGCTATGCAAAAGACAACACACAAGAAGAAAACACGATGTGTGCAACAGTTAGGAGAATGGTTAAAGAACAGCCAACAGCATATGATATGGAAAATGTTTTGGAGCAGTTGGAAAAATCAAGAGGATACATTGCAACAACACAGTATTGTAATGATATGAATGGTGATTCTACGTGCGGTGTAAGAAGTTGTTTTGGATGTTATTTTGTGAGCCACATAGCGTAGATGAATGCGATAAAGCAAAAAAAGAATGGGCAGAATCTGAGTACATCGAAAAACCAGTGATAAGCAAGACTGATAGGGCATTTTTGGATTATCTCGATAAAAATTATGAATACATTACAAGAGATAATAATACTTGGTTATATGCGTATAGTGAGAAACCAAGCAAGGGTTATATTTTTTGGGAGATAGGCAGTGGTAAGAGTGTTTGTTTTGATGGCCTTATTGACATTGACTTTCCAATGGTCAAATGGTCAGATGAAGAGCCATGGCTTATCGAGGATCTGAAAAAGCTGGAGGTGGTTGACAGTTATGAGTAAAATTCCAAAAGAAATAGTAGACAAGATTGAGCAGAGAAATAAACTCAATGAAGAAATAGAAACATGGTGCAAAGAAAATCTTAATATGGGTGGAATGCGTTCAAACGGTGTGGATATTACAGCTCATCACGCTGGTGATGAGCAAACGACAGTCAATGGTAGAGAGTGGTGCGAACAACGGACTGGATATTGTGAAGATGATTATTACGGTCATTATTACTGGGAAACAGAGTATCCGGAAAAATATCTGCACATGGAATTTTGAGTGTAAGAGTTGGAGGTGGTTGAAGAATATGAATAGAGAAATTCTTTTCAGAGCGAAACATATTCATACAATTCCAGGTAATGATCGGGAATATCTTCGACAACCCAGAATTGATAGGAGAGACAAAAGATGGCGAAAGTAGATAAGGAATACACCTGGAGAATGCAGGGAATGACACATGCACTGGAAGTTGTCCGTGAAAACGGCATTGAAGCACTTGCTAAAGAGGTTAAAATGCGCGGATTTACAAGGGTACCGCTTGGAGTCCAGGACAGCGAGTGGAGACGTTTTGTCGATGTAATTTCCACAAACTTGTATAACATGACAATCACAACAGCAGCAATGGCACTGCATGATGGTTTCGGATTCGGAAAGGACAGGCTGAGAAAATGGAAGTCTGTTTTTGACAAGAAAGTAGAACACGCTATGAACATTGACTGGCTTGGTGAACACTATGTGAGTTTTGAGGATTACGCAAACTATCTGAACGAGTTGTATGACGTTGGTATAGACATTAATGTCCTTGCCAGAGTACAAAAGACGAACGATGCACTTATTCCTGGATACAGACAGGCAAGTGTGGACAGAATACTGGAAATTCTCAAAGATGGCGGTTTTAACGAAGCTGCGGAATATCTGGACAAAAAGGTAAGATAGCCAAGTGTCAGCCTTGGTAAATGCTGACGAAAGGCAGGGAATATGAGAACACGTTTTTATAATCTTTGCAAAGGAGAAATCGATTTTTTAATCGAAAATTGTAATTTTACCGATGATGAACGCATATTAATAGAAATGGCAAGCAAAAGAAAAAGCGATATTGAAATTGCTGACAGACTCAGTATAAGCACTTCTTTAGTGACAAAACGAAAGAAAAAGATAATGGACAAAATTCTTGAGTTTCTGAAAGGAGATGTTTGTTTGACAACTATTTACGTGAACGGTCAACGTGTCGACAAGAAAGATCTTGAAAAAATGGAAATTCACATTGAAAGTGTAAAAAAGATTCTTTCTGAGAAATTGACAAAAAATAAATAGCAGTGTAGGATTGACCTGAATAGAGTTCAGGTCAATTTTATTAAAGGGGGAATTGACATGAACAGATTGAACGTAGGATACCTGCGGGTGTCGACTGAGGCACAGACAGAGAAATATGGTCTTGACTTACAGAAACAGAAGATTATAGAACGAGCAAATAAGGATGGGACCACCATTGATCGTTGGTATATCGATGGTGGCTATTCCGGAAGCAAACTTGACCGCCCGGACATTCAAAGACTTCTGGAAGATGTAGAATTCGGGATCGTAAAATCTGTATATGTGTACAAACTTGATCGAATGAGCCGAGATACGATTGATGCTCTTACTTTGCTTTGCCGAACTTTGCCAAAATATGGTGTCAAATTAATATCTGCCACCGAAGAACTTCGAATAGATACCCCATCAGATAAATTTCTTACAAGTGTAACCGCTGTTGTTGGACAGTACGAACGGGAACTTATCTATATGAGAACCAGAGCCGGGATGGTTGAAAGAGTCAAAAAGGGACTCTGGATGGGTGGAGGACGAATTCCTTACGGATATTATTATGACCGCAACGATGGGATACTTCATATTGACGAAGAAAATGCGATAAAAGTAAGAAAAACATACGAGTTGTATCTTAAAGGATTTTCTTGCCAAAAGATTTCTGATGTTCTTGGAATGTCGGGCGACACTATAGTTCACCGTGCTTTAACAAATAAAGTATATCTTGGCTACATTTTCTACAAAGATAAATTATATAAAGGTTTGCATGAACCAATTATTGATCAGAAAACATATGATGATGTTCAAAGATTTATGAAAAAAAGAAGCACAAATTCTTTTGTCGGAAACAAATATATGCTTTCCGGTCTTTGCTATTGTGGAAAATGCGGAGCACGTATGAGATATAAAAAATGGTCACAACGTTATATTATGGAGTGCTATTCACGAGATGGTGGTAAGCCTTACATGGTACGTGATTCAAAATGCGACAATCGCCGGATAAATGTGGAGATTATAGAGCAAGAGGTTTCTGATTGCTTTCGAAGATTTATCGTGAACGCAAAAGCATCTGAGAGAAAAGAAAGTAAAAAAGTTGCTACCGAAAAAGAAATTAAAAAAACAACATATAAATTGAAAAAATTATACAATTTATATGTTGATAGTGAAAGCGAAACGCTGTTTTCAATAATTCAACAAGAGGAAAAGAAACGAAAACTCCTAGAAAAAGAATTAGAAGAAGCCATTAGGGAAGAATCCTCAGATACTAACGTGAAAATTGAAGAAATCAAAAGGATTTCAAATATCTGGGATGATCTAACAACGAAAGAGCAAAACAGGATTTTGAAAGAATGCGTTGAAAAGATAGTCATAACTGATGGAAATATTGATATTCATTTTAGGATTATTTAAGTTTTATTTCTTCTTACGCTGTTCATCCCGATGAACGCAGTAAGGGGAAAACACAACATATTGACCAGAACTCTATTCAAATAACAATATATTGTGAAAATATTACTATTTGCTGACGGTTTGACCGTCTTTTTTTATGCGAAAATTCAACCATAAGGAGGCGGTCGAAATGTTTTCAGATGCTTTATTGACAAAGATATTTTCCGATGATCGTCTCAGGCATGTACCACTCGAATACCAGTCAACAGTCATTCACGTAGTGGAAGATGCCCTTGAAAAACGGTTCTATACGGAAAAACCATACGCTGAAAAAGAGGAAATTCTAAAAGAGTTATGTGAAAGGTAGGTAGATACCTATGTATGAAAATCCATATTTGCAGAATCCATACCTGCAACAACGGTTATAACATGGCAAGAAGAGCCTATACGGAAGCCAGAGAGGGACATAAAGATAAGGATACCAGAATGCACGAATTGGAATCTTACATGTCTGAACTAAGTAAGGATGTTACGGATCTTATCGGTGAGATGTCCAATGAAGAGAGAACGCTTGCAAAAGCGAAACTGAGTACGTTAATCAGTAAAATGTAAGGGAGAGGGGACTTCGGTTCCCTCTTTTGGTGATTATATGGAATTTAAGATCAGAAACGAATCCTGGATAATTCAATTTGTTCCGGCACAATCTCCAGAACTTCAAAAATCAGACGGTTCCTATACCATAGGAGTTACTGACCAATCAAACAACACTGTGTATCTAGCTGACCATTTGACGGGTTCCATGCTGGATCGTGTCCTTTGCCACGAACTGACACATGCAGTCTGTATGACATATAATTTGTATATGCCAATTGAGACAGAAGAAAAACTATGTAATTTTATGTCTGACCACGGAAAAGAAATTATATATCTTTTGGACGATCTGCTTGAGAATATATTAATTTTGCGTGTTGCTTAGAAAGTTGCTATATGGTATAATTACCTCAGTGACGAGAAATGCATGAAGGACGAGTGAGATCTGGATTGAAAAGGATCAGGCATCGTCAGCCTGAGTATATCAGAAATTTTAGCAAAATTTTTTCTGATATGCTCAGGCTTTTTTATTTCCTCGTTTTTTCAGTGAAGATACTGAATACAGAAAACGGAATATCGATCAGTGATGCGGCTGATTACTATTCGAACGGAACAGGGTTTGTTTTACAGACCCTGTTATTTCTGTATAAAACGGGAAAATAGGAGGGTAACATGGAACAGATAAAGATTTTTAATTCAGACGAATTTGGAAGTGTTCGAACAATAATCATTGATGGAGAACCTTGGTTTGCCGGAAAGGATGTAGCAGCATCATTAGGATATAAAGATACATCTGATGCTTTGAAAAAGCATGTTGCGGATGAGGACAAGCTGACTCGGTGTTTTACCGACTCAGGTCAGAACAGGCAAATGTATGTTATTAATGAATCTGGCTTATATTCTTTGATTTTCGGAAGTAAATTAGAATCCGCACAAAAGTTTAAACACTGGGTAACATCCGAAATTCTTCCATCGATCAGGAAGAACGGAATTTATGCAACGGATAAGGTGATCGATGATATTTTAAACAATCCAGATTTTGGAATTGAGCTTCTGACGAAATTAAAAGAAGAACGTGCTGCAAGGGTGGAAGCTGAAAAAACAAATGCCATCCTTATGCATGTGAACAAAACATATACCATGACTGAAATTGCAAAAGAAATAGGATTAAAAAGTGCTGTAGAACTGAACAAGATTCTCTCCGAAAAGAAAATCCAGTATAAAGTAAACGGTACATGGGTTATGTATTCCGACTATAGTAACTGCGGATACGAGGAAATAAAACAAGAGGTTCTGGACAACGGTCATGTAATCTACCATCGGAAAATTACACAGCTTGGAAGAAAATTTATTTTAGGTTTATTTGATATGGCGGCATAAAGGCACTTTCGGGTGTCTTTTTTTATTTGCTGTCTCTTGTAGTACAATATTCTACATGGTATAATATGGCAAACACATTTCAAAAAGGGGGATTGAAAATGAAATGTCCATATTGTAACACGGATAATTCAGACGGGCAGAAGTTCTGTGGAAACTGTGGAAAACCGATAATGGATTCACAGCCACAACAGAACAGCTGGATTGATGACAGGCAACAGGTACAAAGGATGCCTAAATTTTACGAGCTAACTTGGGTGATTATCCTTGCGTGTATTTTTATACCGCCGTTGGGGATTGCTTTTCTCTGGATGAGCAGCCGACCGAAGAATACCTTAGGAAGAGTATTTTTAACAATTTTCATGGTATTTTATTCTCTGATGTGGATTGTTAGTGTGATTCCGTCAACCGATTCCGACAAAAAGTCGGAAACTGAAACGGTTGCTGTAGAATCTGAAAAGAAAGACGATTCAGAGCCAGAGAAAACAGAAGAAACAGAGGAAACAGAAGAGCAGGAAGAGGACGAAACTCTGACTGTAGGCTCCAGCTTTGAAAGTGGTGGACTGAAAATTACCATTGACGATGCGGATCTGGATTTTCAAGACTACGAAGATGATTATGGATGGAACACACCGTCAGACGGCATGAAGTACATAATGGCAGCGTTCACGTTTGAAAATACCGGAAAAGATGATGAATATGTAAGTTTGTATGACTTTGATTGCTATGCAGATAACGTAGAATGCGATCAAGAATTCAGTCTTGATGATGATGATTTCATCAACACAAATCTGTCCTCAGGTAGAAAGGTGTCTTTCAAAGCATATTTTGAGGTTCCACAGGATGCAGAATCAATCGAGTTAGAATATGAAACAAACTTGTGGACAAGTGATAAAGTAATTATCAAATTACAGTAAAAATAAAGCCTAGGAGCATAATTCCTAGGCTTTTTACTTTGTTATTCAGCTTTTGGTTTTTTTGCCAGTGCGATAACTGCCAGTACTACGTTGATAAGGCACCATCCTGCCCAGATCTGAAGGTCTGCAAATGTTCCGGCTAAGAAAAATCCCATCAGTGCTGCAAGACCGAATAAAACGATCAAAGCGATGTTTCCACCGTTTTTCTCAGATTTCCTTGTCGCAATGGATACAATTCCACCTGCCAGCATAAGTAGAGCGACTACGATTCCTACACTTCCGCTGGCTTCTCCTGATTCTTCCAGTGCATTGCTGACACCAGCTGCGCAAGACTGAAAGCTAACGAGACAGAAGAAGATGATTGAAAAGATACCTGATACAAGTTTCCATACTTTCATTTCTGAATCCCCCTTGATATAAAATTTTCTATATAATCTTACCACGGAAGATGATTTTATTCAAGGATACAAGAAAATAAATTTATACTTGACTTTTGTTTGTGGGTACAATATAATTAAAATGTACCAAAAAGAGAGGGGGTGAACAAAATGGGAATCCCTAAAGGTACAAAACTGACAGATGCTCCTAAAAATCATACTTTAAAATTTAGGTATGATGATGAGACAGAAAAGAAACTGAATTATCTTTCTGAAAAGAAAAACATATCTAAAGCGGAAGTTATAAGAAAGGGCATCGAGATTCAGTACAATACAGAAAAAGAGTAATCGTTGAAAGTTTGGCAGCTTGCACGATTACTCTTACCACCCGCAAAAGGAGTGTATGTAAATTATAGCACTGCATACCTCCTTTTGTAAACCAATTATTTACAGAACAGGAGGTATTTTTATGGAACGAATCAACTGGAAATCAGAATACGAAACCCTAGAGAAAGTTGCATTTTCCTTAGAAATGGAATGTAGAAAAGAAAGTCTTCGCAAAACCATCAACGAATTGGCATCAGAAATTAATCTGGAAACAAAGCTGTATGATATCGCGGATTTTCTGGCGAGGATGAACGGTAAAATCATTGACGACAACGATGGTCAACCGGGATATAAACTTGTTTCCAAAGGGAAGGAGAGTGTTGCGTAATGGATAACAGACAGAAATTACATCAGATGATTGACAGTATCAGTGGTGAGGGAACACTCGCCTATCTGGAAACCTTTATCAGACTGTTTATCGAGAAATTTGTTTTCGAGGGAGGGAAAGTCCATGAAAAATAGTATGCAGGTTATGTGCGCCACGCTGACTTCTATGGAAGTTGCAGAGATGGTGGAAAAGAGTCATCAGGATTTGATGAAAAGTATCAGAAGATATAGCAGATATATCGAAGAGGCTAATTATTCTTTAGATGCCGTCAAAAATGACGGCATCTCAGAACAAAATAATTTAGGTGAGGGAAATTTTGCCCTCACCTCCGGAAAAACTGAATCTAATCAGCTCAATCTTAATTCACTTGAAGCGGAACAGATTGATTTATGTGAATTTTGGACAGAAAGTAGCTATATCGATCAATGGAACCGAGAGAAACCCTGCTACAATATCACCAAGAAAGGCTGCGAATTCATTGCACACAAGTGTACCGGTAAGAAAGGAACTGTATTCACCGCCAGGTATATAAACAGATTTCACGAAATGGAGCAGGAAATTTCCGGTAACAAGCCGAGAAAACGCCTGTCAGCTAAGAAACCGGTTCCGAAAGTATCAAATTGTCCTGCACCACCGGCAGAAAACTGGTACCGAAAGAACCGATGGAAGATTAAAAGCTGTGTTCCGGGACTGTTCCAGTCGGAAAACCACTTCTTGAGCGACCTTTTCGACATTGTGAATTCAGAATATGACACAGTAAAGGCAGCGAAAATGTATGAGGAGCAGACAGGGAAGAAAGCGGAACGTGCGGTTGATTTACTGGATTTCTTTCCAGATATGGGGGAATTTGCACAGAATGTTCTTGATTATGTTTTCAAATGGCGTAAAGTCAACGGACTGGATCCAGATGATGTTGTAAAGAAGAAAGATGAATAAGGTTAAAAGGCCATCGTTTTTGAGCGGTGGTCTTTTGCACATTGCAATATTATCACTATATTATTGCAATAATATTGCATTAATATTGAAATATGATATAATAATAAAAAACAGGGGGTACGCCGATGAAAGAAGAAAACGATATGCTCCAGTCCTACAAAGACAGGATTAAAAGACAGAATGATGCAGTAAAAAATAATTATGACAAGATATCCTGCACAATTCCGAAAGGGACAAAGGACAAAATCAGATCGCATGGATATTCGGTGAATACTTTTGTCAACGAAGCAATCAGACGGTATCTGGCATATCTGGAACCTGCGAAACCAGTAGAAGAGAAGCAACAGTTTGTACTTAAAGACGGAAGAATAGCCAGAACACCAGAAGAGATGAACGAATGGTTGCGTGAAAAGCAAGAAGAAGACACAAAGAAACTGGAAGAAGAGAAGTACAATGGATTCACTCAGGAAGAGTACCGGGACCTCACCAAGACTAAAGAAAAATTTGAAACAAATTTATAGCAAAAGGCACCCATGCGGCATTACATGAGTACCTTTCAACCATAATCAATATGGTTTTCTCTATGTAATTATACCATTATACTTTCAAAAATATTACTATTTTTTGACGAAAAAATTTCCGCTCAAAAAAGATGTCACCCCAAAACCAGATGGTAAAAAATCTGGATCAAAATTCCCGTCCAATTTTGACAGCGTTTTATTTGGCTATTTATCTGCTGTCTGGTTCACAGATCTGATAGCTGACACGATCACGGTACAGAATAATATGCTGCTGGCACAACCAAATTAACTACCGTTTCCACCATCCTGTCTCCTCAGTGATTTCTCCGTTGCAGTACCATTCAAAAGTAATAATATCACTTTCGTTTTTCCAGTTTTCGCGAATCACTGCATCTCCGTCATCTGAAGTATCTATAGCTTTTTCAGATTGTAAATATCCATTTTTAGAAAGGATTTTCGAACCTTCTTCATAATTCAGGCTTTCTAAATCTTTAATATTTATTTTCATAGTTTTCATTCTCCTTTATGCAAAAAATACAGGGTTTCCAAGTTCATCCAGGTCAATGATATGCATATCTGTCAAATAAGTGTTTCCACCGAAAACACAAGTCGGCACGTTTTCAAATACTCTTTTCCCACACGAAATAGTATATTTTTTACAGTTCCTGACATATAAAAATTAAAAGGCACATAGCAATCCATATCAAGCCATATATTTTCTGTATAATCTTTTTCTATTTGCACAATTTTCGCATTATCAATTCTAAGCAGATCTTCATACCTGCCTAGCGAAAGAAAAGTTTTTGGATATAGAATGCCGTGTAAAATCTCTTCATTTTCACTTTCGTCTTTCCCGGAAATGTGCAGGCGCAAAGAAACATCAGTGACGATGTCTCTTTGAACAACTGATTTTACCCAGCCAACCACTTTGTCATCTCCAGCTTGAAGACGGACCGGAAATCTATTTTTAAATTCTTCGCTTTCAGTTCCCAGCAATCCACCTTTCCACGCGGTTTCGAAAACTGTATCTTTCGCGGTTGATTTTCCAGCCACGGATATTTTCAAATCATGATAAGTTTTCCAACCACAAGCTGCATGTACCATTCCTATCACTGTTGAATATGGTGGCAGCGGATAAGTAATTATTCTGTTTGTTCTGAACGCTGGAAGAGCGTAGCAGGCAGTAGCCTGATACGCTTCAACTAATACTGCATTCAATTAGCACCCCTCCATTTCGCAAAGAAAACCGTTCAAAATATCTTCATATAACTCTTCTGGAATTTCTTCTTCTTTTAACGGTTTTCTTAGCTTCTGAATATCTATTTCGCAAAGTTCACCGTCTGACAATCCAGCTTTCAGCGCCGCTTCATGATTAAGCGCTGCGTCAATTGACTCAAGCGCCTCTTCTTTACTAAAACCCATTGCTACTACTTCGTTTAAAAGATCTATTGTTTTTTTCATATTTTGTTCCCCCTGTTTGCTTTTTTTGATTATACTATAGATTCGTTGCGCTGTCGATGTAAAAAACAACTTCTTGCACCTATTGAATATATGCAAAATCTCCTTGCATTCCTGCGAGTGCGATCAGGTCTTTTCTAATTACCTGTGATAATTCTCTGTTTGTCATGGTTCTCTTCTCCTTTCGTGCCCTGTCTCATCAGTGCAGGTATGGCAACTCCTGCAGACGCCCGGAGGCGTTTCGACTATTCAATTGTTGTATTAGTCCATATTCCAAGTATTTCCCGGAATTTGTTTTCTTGATCAACGCAAAAATCCCCGTCTTTCAAGTGAAAAATAGCATATTCTCCATATTTTTCATTGAGATCCTGCACAAAATTATAAAATCTTTCGAACTCTTCCAGGTCTTCTATATGAAGTATGTAGCGTTTTATTTCTTTGTTTGGCGCATTGTAGTTTTCAAAGCTCCACGGATTACTAGAAAGTAATTCAACTCTTACTTTGCTCTTTCTATCGTCCTGGGTTTTTCTGTCTAACATCGAAAACAATGCCCAATTCATAAATTTTGTATAATCTTTCATATATTTTCCCTTTCTGGTCTGCCATCATCAGCACCGGGAGACCGTCCCGCGGTGGACTCCCAGAACTGGGAGTTTCGGCTGTTAAAGGTCTTTTTTTTCTCTTCACATCTTCAACGGTATGCGGAAAATCTATGACATAAGCATAAGCCTTTCCATTATCTTCCGGGATATCATATCCGTTTTCTTTCAACAGTTCTGCAGCTGTCTGCAGGTAATGGCTTCCGTATCCGTAAGTTATTTCAGATGTTAAAGCTTCACCATTCACAAAAACTTTTACAGTGTGATAAGTATTACCATAACTTCTCTGGAACCATCTTTTCGCTTCAATTCTCATACTTTCAATTTTCTTCATTGTCTTTTTCCTTTGCTCCTGTTATAATAGAGCTACCTTTCTTTTGATTGGTGCCGATCGGGTTGTTTTCTAGGCTTTCCGATCGGCTTTTTTGTTTTGTTCTTTGCTGTGACTATAATATAGCATAGTTTAATAATTACGTCAATAGAATAGTTTAATAATTTTAAAATATTTTTGTTTCTCCTTATATAATAAAAAAATGCGCTAACCAAATTGACAAAGCATAGTTCAATAATGTATAATAGCACTATAGATAAGAAAGGAGTTTTGGCAATGGCGTTCAAAGATAGAGAGAAAGAATTAAGCTATATAGCACAATATCAGAAAGACAACTATGATAGAATCACGGTGATGGCACCTAGAGGAACGAAAGACCAGATCAAGAAAGCTGCCGAACTGAAAGGAATGAAAATATCCGGGTTTGTTCTTGATTGTGTTCAGAAAGAGCTTGAAAGAATGAAAGAATAGTTTAATAATGTATTGACAAGAATAGTTTAATAATATATAATGTAAGCATAGAGAGGAATACTTGCAAGGAACAGGAAGTAATAGGAGGAAACTTTAAGTAATCAAATTCATTGTCAATAGTGATTAAATGTGTTAAAATATACTCATGGAGGGCATTATTATGAACACATCTAATATCACTAATTACAAACCAAAAGATTTTGCTGAATTATTGGGTGTCTCAGTCAAAACGTTA